CCGATCCTCATCGGCGGCGATCCGCTCGACCTCGACACGTTAACGGCGGGCGGCGAACTCGTCACAATCGAAGAGTTCACCGAGGCAGCCATCGACGCAGGGCTCGACAAAGACATTATCGCGGACTGCCTCGAGGAACTTCGCGTGCTCTGGAAGGAACGCGAAGAGGAGGAGGCCGCATGAGCTTTTCCGATCCCGTCAAGATCATCGATCACATTCCACAGGACTTCGACATGAAGATCAAACAGAGACATCGCGGACAGATCAAGCCCGCACCCAAGATCAAGGCTCAGCCGGCGAAAGCCCCTGAGCCTTCTTCTTTTCAGCCACCCTGCGAGCAGCAGTCAGCAATCTGGAAGGCAGTCGCCTTCATCGGTGCGCTCGCCATCGTTTTCTCAGCATTGATTACCGGAGCTTGGGAATGACCACCATCAAAGAAATCGCAAAGATGCTTCACGCACTTGGCCGAAAGGCAAGCATGGACGGCGCTCGAGAGTACGTGCTTTCGCACTACGACTCCGCGATGCCGGCTTATTGGCAGGACCCCCGCGCCTCGCTCAATGTGCTTGACGCACTCATGGAAACACGAATCGCTGACAGCTACGAAAGCTCGCTGAAGGCCACGCTCAGGATCTCAACTGAGCTCGACGCCGCAATCGAGCACGCGTCCTGGCTTATCAGCTTGAGCTCGAGTACGACGAGCACCCTAAGCCCGCACACGAAGACAACATCGCACCGGAAGAAATTCCCTACTAAGGAGAGAAACAATGACCGCAATTAGCACTGCTGCCATGAGCCGCGACGAATGGCTCAAGGAGCGCACGAAAGGCATCGGCGGCTCTGACGTCGCCACCATCCTCGGGCTCAACCCGTACAAAACTCCCCTGCAACTCTGGGAGGAAAAAACCGGCAGGTCCTCTGGATCCGCGGCCGTTGAATCCGCGTACTGGGGAACGGTCCTCGAGGGCGTCGTCGCAAAGGAGTTCAGCCAGCGCACCGGCATGAAGGTCCAGAAGGTCAACTACATGCTCTCCACCGGCGAGAACGGTTGGATGCGCGGCAACATCGACCGAGCGGTTGTCAATCCCGCAATCGCTGGCCGCGTCTCCGTTCTCAAGCAGGAGAAGGTTGAAGAGTGCGGCCGCCTGCTCTCCACCGACATCGGGCTCGAATGCAAGACCGCAAGCGTCTACATGTCTGAACACTGGGGCGACTCTCAGGAAGCCGAGATTCTCAACGGCAAAGTGGTGACGGAACACAAGATCCCGCTCTACTACGAAACGCAGATCCAGTGGTACATGGCCGTCACCGGCATCAAGACCTTCTACGTTGCAGTGCTCATCGGAGGCCAGGACTTCCGTCTGTACGAAGTCAAGCGTGATCAGGAGGTCATCGACGCCATCGTCTCCAAGTGCAAAGACTTCTGGGAAAACAACGTGCTCAAGGACGTGACGCCGGCACCCATCAACGTCGACGACATCAAGAAGATGTACTCGCGCGACAACGGTGAGATGACCGAGGCCACGAACGAGCAGGCCATTGACATTGGCGAACTCCGAAACCTGAAGGAGCAGATCAAGGCGCTCAAAGAGCAGGAAGAAGCCGTTGCTTCTCGCTTGATCATGGCCATCGGTGAAAAGACCGGCCTGATGCTCGGCGGCAAGAAAGCCGTTACCTACAAGGCTATGAGCACCACGCGCTTCAGCTCTACCGACTTCAAGAAGTCCCACCCCGACCTGTATCAGACCTTTGCGAAAACCACCAGCACCCGCGTCCTTCGACTCGCTTAATAAGGAACAAACACTATGTCTACTACCGACGCTCTCAAGTCCGCCATTGCACCGGCGGCACCAGCCGCTAAAAAAACCGAAGTCCCGACGACCAACAGGGGTTGGCTCTGCTTCGACAAATTCAAGAAGCAAGTGGCACTTGCTCTCCCGAAGTCCATGACGGCGGAACGAATGCTCCGAGTCATCCTTTCTGAGTGCAACAAGGCACCGGCCTTGTTCGACTGCTCACGCGAATCCTTCCTCGGTGCCATCCTTCAATGTTCGGCCCTTGGCCTTGAACCGGGCTCCGCCCTTGGTCATTGCTACCTCATTCCGTACGGCAAGACGTGCCAGCTGATCATCGGCTACCGCGGCATGATCGACCTCGCCCGTCGAAGCGGTCAGATCGTCTCGCTTCAGGCATGGGCCGTTCACGAAAACGACACCTTCAACTTCCAGCTTGGCTTAAACCCCGACATTCAGCACATTCCGGCTGCTAGTGCAGACCGCGGCAACATCACTTTCGTTTATGCCGTCGCGCGCCTGAAAGGTGGCGGAGTGCAGTTTGAAGTGATGAGCCGGGCCGAAATTGAGAAAGTGCGCAAAGCTTCGAAGGCCGGTAACTCCGGCCCGTGGTCCAACCATTGGGAAGAGATGGCCAAAAAGACCGTCATCCGTCGCCTCTTCAAGTACCTGCCGGTCAGTATCGAGGCCGTCCGTGCCGTCGAGATCGACGAGAAAACGGACCGTGGCGAAGCTACGACAGAACAGGACTTCTTGGACGCTGAGTTCATCGAAAAGGGTGACATCAACGACGCGCCGCAGATCGAAGCAGCCCCCGAAGAACCCGCCGAATAACCACTAAAAATTCCCTGGCAGAGAGGCCGGAAACATCTATCACCGGCGCTTCACCCTCTCTGTCGGGGAACTCTTTTTCCTATGACAGCCCCAATGATTCTAGGTCCCAAAACCGAAAAGGTAATCAAGATCATCATCGACGAAGGTCCGCAACACATATCTAAAATCAAAAAACGACTCGGATCAGGCAGTAAGCAGTCCATAGACTACTTGAAGAAAGTCGGCGTTCTAAAGCGTGACGAGCAGACAGACGTGTACTCCCTAAGCTCGACGATTTACACAGATCTCGAAGAAGTCATGCTACGCATCGTCGCATGGAGAGCAGAAATGGGAGAAGCCGGAGAGAGCCCGATCCCGCCCACAATGCTCGATTCAATCACTGCCGGCATGGCCAGCCTTGGAGTTAACAGTCCAGGAGAGGCCTACGAATGACGGCGACGAGATTTCTCGTGACTGACCTCGCGCGCGAACTACGCTGGCAATACCGGCGGCAGTCGGTCAAGGCATTCACTGACATCATCGCCGAGCTCGAGAAGCGCGAAGGCACAAAGGACGTCGTCGAATACTCGACCGAATATCTGTTCGCACTCCACGTCGCGAAGGCACACCCGGACGATCACCGCGCACTCGAACAAGTCCAGGCCCGCTCCTATGCACTCTCCGACGCAATCAAACGATGGAAGTACGCCAATGAATAACACCTACTTAGCCGGCATTGCGATCATCGCCGCCAACTATGGTGAAGATCACCAGCTCAATAAGCTTCTGGAAGAGTTGGGCGAGGCAGTGACAGCAGTGTCACGCTTTACCAGTGAGCGAACGTCAGAACGACTTGGCGAGCTTTCAGCAGAACTGGCCGACGTGCTTGTCCTAGTTGACCAGCTTGCGTCGTTCTACCCTGATCTACCCCGCGGAATCGACGCCTACCGCAAGGCGAAGGTGCAGCGCCAACTCAAACGAATTGAGGAAGAAAATGCCCAAGAGCAAAAAGCCGCGTAAGAAAGGCAACTACGGACGCGAACAGGCCGCACGACGCAAGTGGGAGGCCGGCAACTTCAAGAGCGTCGAAGA